ATAAGAGGCGAATATGGGAATGGCAGCGATCAGGGAAAACAACGAGGTGGATTGCTGATGAATTGGGCGTTACTAGGTACAAGGTTCATCTGCTGGTAAAGAGGACATCGTGGCCCTCTCCCACCAACCTAGCCTAGCTTACTGTTCGATAATCTCAGCTTCTTCCGGTTCCATCTCAGCCTTGATTTGCTGGGCGTGGAACCTGATTGACTGCTCGGCTTCTTGCTGGCGCAAGATAAGCTCCACAATCTCGTTTCTCAGCGAACCGATGCGCCCGGCTCGGATCTTAGCGTCTTCACTAAGGTCTTCTTCAGTGTATTCAATTTCGTCTATGGTAATCATGCGGTTCTCCGTTGATGAGCCTTCAGTTTACTTTGTCAGCCCTTCAAATCCAAATTAAATCAGGCCGTCGCCCACCAGACCACAAGTGCGATTGCCAGGGGCACCAGGCCAAGCACAATGGACAAGGCGATCAGCATCTCAATCATCTGCTTGCGCTGCTTACGCTTCAGTGCCTCTAGCCGTTTGATTTCTTCCTGACGCGCTTTCCTAGCTTCAGCCATCTTCTTCTGCATGTCATCCCACAAGTCCATGCGGTTGGTGGCTAGAAACACGTCTTTTATCTTCTGACGTGATTGGCGAACCATCTCCTCTGCCATGACCGCTTTGGCAGCCTCAGCCTCGCTCATGGTTCTGGCGCTGTTCTTGGCGCGTTGCAGGTCGAATTCTGCCGCACCCATTCTTCCTATAAACACCCCAAGCGACTCGATATTTGACGCCGCCCCCGCAGCCATTTCCAAGGCTTTGCAGGCAGTCGTTACCGCTGCAACAGCCTCCAGTATCACTGGATTGCCACGAACAACGGAATCAGAATGGACGAGATGATGAGCAGGTAAAGGCCAACCATGAGGTTGTCCAGCCGGTCGAATCGCTTCTCCCCTTGCTCCAACCTGCGTTCAATCTCGCGATAGCGGATCTCGCATTTCTCCTCGTGCGTTGTCAGCCTTTCATCTGGGGTCATTACCAAGGTACTCCATCAGCAGTGGCGGGAGTGATCTGCCCATCTATCTTTGCCTGCAGGCTGTCTTCCACGTTGGCCTGCCAGTTCTCACTCTGACCCCACACCCAACCCAGAACGTCTGACTCGGTCAAATCGTCATAGGCGATGTAGCCCTCAGCAGAAGGGTCTGGCGTGAAGCCCTGTGTGCCGTAGGACGCGGCAGTGTAGGTCACAGCGTCATCGCCAGTGCCTTCTGTTTGCTCTGCTGTTACGCGCCAGTGAGCCACGATAACCCCGCCAGCGAGGTCGCCAATCAGGTCGCGTTCAAGGGTTGAAATCGTCCAAGTGAAAGTAGCCACTAGGGTGTCTCCGTCTGTGCTGCGTTATAAGCTGCTATAGCTTCTGCTGTATGAAAGGTATTGCACATGGCCTGAACCTCTGTGCTTTCACCTGTCCAATCGTCTGCTGGTGATACAACGTGACGATGGAAAGACCTGCTGATCTCCTCACCGTCTCTGCTGATGATAGTAGCTGTGCGGACTTGGATAACTTTCCAGCCTCCGCAATCTACTACTTCAATTTTGTCTTCTACTGTTGTTTCTGAAAGTGCCATATTTTATCTCCTTGTATGGACTGTCCGACCCTAGAATCCACTAGGGTTATGCGTTTGTTTGGTAAGTAACATTGAGAATGACGTGTCCACCTGACAAATCACTATTTACAAGATGTGTCCAACCAACATCGTCCCCGCCTGCATAAAGTTGAATTGTGGTGCCACCTAGAAAGTAATTTAACTGTGTGTAGCCGGAGGGTAAATCCACATAGCTAGCCATCACAGCACCAGCACTTTGCCAATTAGTGTCGCGCGTAAACGGTAGTCCACTTATACCAACTATGGTGCTGTCTGAGTTGCTAGGGAAAGTAAGGCGACAGGCCAGTGTTACTAAATTACCAATTCTGATGGCTCTTGCTACGCTTACTGATAAAGTTACTCCAGACTGCGTTGGTGTCCACGCTGTCTCTTCATAGTAATCCAGCTTGTTGGCTGCTGCTGTGCCGCCTAGGTATGCACCGCCTGACAGGTAGAGGTCTTTGAAGCGGTTGTTTGAATTACCTAAATCAACAGTATTATCGGATAAACCGCCAGTACCGCTTCTAGGCAAAACAGTTGATCCAGTGAGTAGTAGGCTTTTCGTGCCGTTACTAAGATAAATATCACCGCCACTAGTACCAATACTACCGACTGGGAAGCCGTCTTTGCTAAAGTTAGCAATAGTCCCGTCTGTGCTAAGGCGGTTCAAGTCCATTACAATATTATTGCTTCTTGTAGCTTCAATCTTGCCATTTGGCCCTTCAAGTCTTATGCCTACTGTGCCAAAAGCTGTTGTGGTCTTCCCCACCAGCAAGTTGCCGCCTGAGATGCGCATACGTTCTGTGGCATCAGTTCTAAAAATCAGAGGTATTGCGGTATCAGCGCCAATAAAGAAGTCTGCCGCAGTGCTGCTTCCTCCCAAAGACACATAGGCATGTGTGCCCGTTTTCCCAGATAAATAGAGCAAGTCAGTGCTGCCGCCTATTTGAGCGACACCATCAGCCGTCACTGTGCCATCAGCGCCTACTGAAAACACTTCTGTTGGTGTTCCCGAGGCATCATTGTATCCACGAATCAAATAACGAGTGTCAGTGGTTGCGTCAGAACGTAAGTCAAGTGCTGTATGTCCTGAAGAAGTAGCATCTTGGTATGCCTGAATTGCATAACCGCCTACCGCTTTAGATGAAAAAGCATCTGAGCTTGTAGAGACAATAGTTCCACCATCAGCAGTCACTGTGCCAGTAACGTCTATGCCTGTGGAGGTTGTGGCTAGTTTGACAGCGTTGTCGTAGTACGCTGTTACCGCACCATTCTCAAGTAAAGTCAGTAAACTCTCTCCAGCAGTTGCTCCTTGGAACAGGGTTCCACCAGCAGCTTTTACTATTAAGTTACCGTTGCCTACTTCAGTAATGTAACTATCCGTACCGTCATGATAAATCTGTAGGTCAGAGCCAGCGCCAAAAATGGCCTTGTCGTTGTCGCCAAAGGATATGTTCGCAGTGGTTGAAATGGCATTGGTGATAGCCCAATTGGAACCATCCACCCGCGCAAGCTCGAACCCACCTGCTGTGGAGCCGTCGTTAACGTGTACGGAGTCGTTGGTCGTGTTTACAACGATCTCGCCCTCTGCCCCCGTGAATGCGGCTACCTGTGTGCTGGTGCCACGTCTGATCTGTAATTGAGTAGCCATCTATGTCTCCAGTGTGGGCCAGTCTGCGTCGTTCAGATTGGGCCAGTTCGCGTGTGATGTTATGTCCCGCAGAGCCTGCCGGTAGGCACGATATTGTAACTGCTTTTCGTCGGTTAGCGGTGAGTCTACTGCCTGCGTCCAATCGGTACCCATGAGCATTTGGTCACGCTTCGAACGTACAAGCCCTTCCACTTCATAAGCTTGAGCCTTGTTCGACACCACACCGTCGATAATGTGCTGTGTCGTGTCATCTGCCTTGCCCTCAATAACGCTCTCACCCTCTCCCGCTTGAGATGTGAAGTCTGCATCTTGGCACCTGCCGGTACGCAGAATCTCGCCTGCGCTGTTGTAGACCACGAAATTCTTCATCGCTTCAACTCGATAATGGTTATGCCCCTGTTGAATAGGGTGAATGCCCCTGTCTTGGCGTTAACACTGATTGTCCTACTGCCTGCACTGGGGGAGTGTGTGAACGAGAAGCCAATCTGCCCTGTAACCCCATTCGTATAAGTGCGAGAGGGGATGTTGTGAATGAGTGTGCTGCCGTCAAAAACATCGAACCCAATAGTGTACGTTCCGCCAATACCGCCGCCCACAAAGCCCAGATTCACCATAATGTAGGCGTCTGTTCCTGCTGACGTGTACGTCACCGATTGAACCTGTGTGCTGCCGCTGGTCGTTGTGATGCCACCAGCAGTGTAAGCGTTAGCTGTCAGACTCACTGCGTGGGTAGCGATCTGAGTTGTGTTCACCCCGCCCGACTTGATAATCAGGTTGCCCAGCGCATCGGTGTCCATCGTGACGTTGTCGATGCTCAACTGGTTCGCACTCAGGGTGCCGGTTGAAATGTTGTCTGCATCTAAGTTTGTGATCGTCACCTGAGATGCGTTGATAGTGCCCGCAGTGACCGTTCCCAAGTTTGCGGTGATAGCCGCCAGATTCGACACGTTGAGCTTTGATGCGTCGATGGTCGATGCCGCAATCTTCCCGCCCGTGATCGCATTCGACTGAATGTTCTGTGACTGAATGAACTCGAAAGTACCGATGGCCGAGACTACCGCAGCCGTCGTGATAGACGAGCTTTGAATCGCACCGATTACGGCAGAGTCAGCGAATATCTGAGACGTGTTCAGTTGGGTTGTGGTAATCGTGTTAGACGCGATCTCAGATGCCGTCACCGCGTTAGCTGCGATGGCGTTTGCCGTCACGGAGTCCGCCGCCAGCTTGACTGCGCTGATAGAACCGCTGGCAATTTTATCCGCAACCACGGCTCCGGCCTGAATGGATGCTGTCGAAATCTGGCCCGCCGTCAGGCTTGCCGCTTGTACTTGCCCGAACACCTGCGTGGCGAGGTTCACTTGGTCATCAAGGTCTGCCGCTGAGATGGCAGAAGTCCACGAGGTTCCGCTGTAGCGATAGAGCTTGTTATCAGTGGTCAACATAACCACTCGCCCAGTGGTCAGATTGGTAGTAGGTAGCGTACCCACCCTCTCTATTGGTCTAACTGTGTCGCTGAATAGGTTCTCGCCCAATGTGCCAGACAGGTCTGTCGTGTTGACCAGCGTCGTAAACTCAGGCACCGACGAGTTGTAACGGTAGAGCTTCTTGTCACTTGTTAGGAAGACAATGCTCGGCCCTGTATACCCGGTGGGAGAGGGCAGGCTTGTAACCGCAGAGATTGGCTCAACACCGGAGGCAAATGAGGCAGCAGTGATAGAACCGGGGTCAACAGATGACGCCGTAAACAGGTCTGTAGTCCACGCTGTGCCGTTCCAAACGTAAAGCTCAGAAGTGGTAGTCAGGAACTTAATCTGCCCGACATGCGACCCTGTAACGCCTGAGAGCGTGCTAACAGGCTCAATACCGAAAGCATCGCCAGCAGCGAACTCGTCCAAGACATCCTGAGCGAAATCATCCAGAACAATCTTCTGCGTGGTGGCTGAGAACGACGCGCTGAAGCCAGACAGGTTCCCAGAGCGGTCAGCACTTCGCAGCCAGTAGTATCGGGTGACATCGTTACCCAGACCCGTGACTGTGTGCTGGTCTGACTTGGTTTTGACGATTAACGAGGACGATGCTTGGTTGTCTACCGTATTTTGGAAGATCTCGACATAGGCCAGATCAGAATCGGACGGCAATTCATAGTCGAGCTTGATTTGCTGAATCCCGCCGGTCGCCACAATGCTGGATGGGATAGCCGGAGCAGTCTGGTCGCCCTGAAGCGTCAATACACCAGTGATGAAGCCAGAAACCTTGCCGGTAAGCGTTACCGCTCTGACCTTGAACGTGAACTCCTCAAGCTCTTTCATGCCAGCGATCACGGTACTAGTGCCGTGGACATTCACAGACGAGAACTCAGCGCCTGCGCCGGTAATAGCCTCGTTCACTCCCCCATAGTTCAATTCGAGGGTGGTGGCATTAGCCACAGAACCGTAGTCGATTGTAGCCGTGTATGAGTTGGCGACAGAGCCATAGTCAATCTCGTTCTGCGAAGTCTGCTTGAACTGCACTTCGTAGTACGAAACGTAGGTGTTGGGGCTAGATGCAGTCCACGACACCTGAACCGCAGGAAGGACAGAGCCATCGTTACCCAATACAGTCGTTTCTGTCAGCGTCAATCCGGTGGGTGGAGTCTGTGACGGGGTATCATCAACGATCTCTGAATAGTCTGGCTGGTTTGCTCCAACCGAAGCCACGGTAGTGGAGGTATCGTTGTCTGGGTTGCGGTCGGATCTTACGAAGCTCTGGCTGCTATTCTTGTCGCCAGCGTAGGCAAATGCCTGCACCCAGTAGTATCTGGTATCACCAACCGACAATGGGTCAGTCGGATTCGCTGCGTCATGGAAGAACTGCGTTCCCCTAGTCTCACCAATCAACTGAGCATTGTCCCAAGACGAGTCAGCCGATGCGTAAACCACGATGGTCTCAAACAGCTTGGGGTTGCTTGGGTTAGTCCAATTCAGTTCGATGTGCTTGAGGCCGGACGTAGCCGTCAGGTTCTGTGGGTCAGGTACACCACGGAATCCTGGTGTGATAACCCCAGAGGGTGAGCGGGTGCTGTACTCACCAGAAGTCGGATCTGCGTAAGAACTAGCGTCATCTTCCAACAGCGTCAGATTAACCACACCGTCTTGCGTGTCTGAGAACGACCAACCAGCACAACGGAATACCTTGTTGCTGTAGTTCAATTCCGAGACTGTGACGCTAACCCTATCGCCAACGTCCACACGAAGCCCTGACAGGTTCGTCGGGAAG